TCATAACGAAACTTCATATTTAGATTTTCTAATCTACGATTCGCAATAAACTGCATATACTCCACAAACATTTCAGAATTTAATCCAAGAATACCTCGGGGTAATACATCCTTTGCATATGCAATTTCTAAATCAACAGCTCGTTTTAATACGGTCGTTAGTTCTTCTTCAAACTCGGATGTCATTATGTCAGTATATTGTTCTCGTAATTTGTTAAGAAGTGTTGTGCCGAATTTAATATGAATACTTTCATCACGCAAAGTATATTGAATTTGCTCTGCAATTCCTGGTATTTTATCACTTAATGCAAGTAACATTGCGAATCCACTGAAAAAGAAAGTTCCTTCGCATACAACCCAATAGGTAAACGCAGTTTTATATAAATCTCGTCTTCCTTGTTTTGTTGATGTATCTATGTTTGCATCGTTTAGGTCACCGGTAACTTCTATCAAAAAATCATCTTTTGCTTTGATAGACGGAACCGTTTGATATGCTTCATATACCTCACCTATATCCAAGTCTAAACTATCACATATGTAAACCACCGTGTGATTATGCAAACACTCTTCATACATCTGCCTTGCCATATACTGCCTACACTCAGGATCAGTAATATACTTGGATAATGTCATAAGGTTGTTTGCAACCAAACTTTCACTTCCTGCAAAGAAACCAAGACACCGCTTGATCACAAGTCGTTCATCTTCACTTAATGCAACATCATTGGGGGATTTCCAGTTTTGAACATCCTTTGTCATCGGTACATCAGTAGGTACCCAGTTATTTTTGACACCCTGTTCGTACAGATCCCAAGCCCATTTATGTTTATGTGGAAGGATTTGATTTACTCCTTCTGTGTGTTTTCCTAATAGTTCACCAGTTTTCATAATAGTATATATAACGATTCAATAGTTAAAAAGGTTTATAATGATTTCAAATTTTGTTGTTTTAAACGATACACAAGCAACGCAATAATTGCAATACCGATGAATGGTAACGTGTAATGCCACTTAAAGGCAGACATTATTGATTGCTCAGTTTCTGTGGTTTCACTTCGGACATTTGAATTCTGTGTTTGTGTGGTAAGCTGCAATTGTGATTGAACTGGTTCAATCTGTGATGTCGTTTCTGTAAACACTTCGTGAGTTGGTTGTTTGGGTACTCCAAGTGTGCCACTCATTGAGTTTAATATCTTGTTTTTGAGACCACATGAAGATAATGTGGTTACGCATAATAATGTCAATAAATATTTCATGTATAGTTTCCTTTGTTTAAAGAAATACTATACCACAATTTATTGAGTATGTAAAGTAATTAAATTATTTTTTATCGTGGCACTTGCAGTCGCAACTACCATCTTTGCAACACGCAACAAACAGACATTTAATTTTACAGATAAGTTTTTTAATACATTCCATTTCTATAAATATAAAAATTATTTAATATAATTGCGACATTCGCAATTTTTTATTTTACAAGTAGGATTTATTATCCCTGCTCGTTTAATTGACAATCGTGCAAATTCTTCAAAAAAGAAAACATATGCAGCTGCATCGTAGTTTTCTCGGGCAATTGTAATTTCTTTTTCATACACCCTCATTAACTTTGTATATTCATCAAATTTATCTAGTTCAAAGTGAGGACCTCTTAGATCAAACCGATGTATCATTGCAACCAGATTAAACTGCTTCTTTTTCAATGTTGCGTATGATGCAATCTCTTTTAAAAAACGTGCGTGTTCTCGTTGTTCATTCTCGTATAAGTCATATGCGGCCTGTAATTTTGGATTTACATTTGCAATCCATGTTTCCGCAACAGCTGTATTGATGGTCTTTTTGCTTTTACTTATCGTCTTGTTGTCATCCACTCCCGATATCACCACCGGTAATATTAATAGTATTATGAATGTGTGCAGTTTCACCACTTACATCAGATAGTATTTACTAAAAATTTCTATTTGAGGTATGTGGTTTTTCTTTTAATTGTTTTTTGATACGAAACGGAAACGAGTTCTCAACAGAATACTCATCATCGTCATCGTCATCGTCATCATCATCACTAATGATACCTGAATCTTCTATCTGCATACTTAAAATATCATCCATGCTTGGCATTTCTTCTTTGGGATCAAGTGCCCACGACATATCATTTTTATCTGTCCAACGAATCATTCTACGAACAGGAACCATCAAATTAAATCCTTCACCTGCACCACGAACAATCATACCAACATATTTTCCGTTTTGCAAATAAACCCCACCACCAGAACTACCAGGAAATGCAGTAACCGTTGTTTGATCATACTCATACTTGTTAAGAGTTCTTCCAACTTGAGATATGATACCCGTTGTCATTGAGTTTGCACCCATTTGACCGAGCAGTGAACCCACATGAAATAAACTTGTACCGATTGGCACAATACCATCGTTGGCATCACTTAAATTAAATTCAACTCCACTTTTAGCATAATCCGTTGCACGTACCATCAACAACGCAAGATCATGTCCGTCTTCGGCATCGGAATACTTAATGATCTTGGCATCCATTTTCATTTCACCAACACGTCTTCCTTTTTCTACAAGTTCTTTTACAATAGATGCATCTTCAAATTCAACTATTTTACGAGGAGAACCTTTTTCAATAACACTACGAACAGTTCTAAGATTATCTACTACATGGGCCGCAGTCCATACAAATGTAACTTGCTTTCCGTCAATCTCACGAATGATCATTGCACCAGAACCTTCTGAACTGCTTCTACCGGAATTTGATTTGATTGTCACCGAAACATCTTGTAAATGATCTGCAACTTCACGCACTTGTTTTGCACTCGGAGCTCCTATGGTTAAATTAACAGACAATGCCGATATGGCCACTAAAACAAAAAAGTTAGTTACTACGTTCATGGTGATTCCTCCTTGGGATAATATTAATAATATACTTATATATATTAACCCAAATGTAGTTTTAGGTCAATGTTTTTATACTATTGGCAACTTTCGCATATCTCACCACGCATTTTTGCTTCTAAACTACACAACGAAGGTTCTTCTGATTCGGATGCAGTTTCCTCTTCGGAATTGTGTTCTTCTACATTTGATCCGGTTGACTTTTCAATTGCACTTGCGGCCAAGTTTCTCAAATAGTAAGTTGTCTTGAGTCCACTTTTCCATGCATGAAGGTAAATGTCGTTCAAAAATTTCATGCTACTTTTGTCGTTGTAAAGATTCAAACTTTGTCCTTGATCAATCCACTTTTGACGGGCAGCTGCACAATCAATAAGTTTAAATTGGTCTTGTTGAAATGCAGTTACATATTTTTCCTTTATCCATTGAGGAATAGAACCATTTAGTTTACCTAAATCTCCGTCTACACTTTTAACAAGGTTGGCAAGTTCTTTTGTCCATATTCCCTCGGCCTTCATGTCATTGACAAAGTATTCGTTCATCATGGTAAATTCACCACTTAATGTTGAATACACAAAGATAACTCCGAAGTTAGGTTCAATGCTCTGTGAACATCCTGCGATGTAACTGATTGTTGCGGTTGGTGCGATGGCCATCGTATTGCTATTTCGCATTCCTTGTTTTGCAACTTTCTTTTTGAGTTTGTCCCAATCTTTCCGTAAAGTAATTTCTTGTTTAGTTCCACGGAGTTCCATCAGTTCTTGGTAAGTGTCAATCGGAAATGTTCCTTTGTCCCATAAACTTCCTGTGTATGATTCATATGTTTCACGATCCCTTGCCATATCAGATGATGACTCAATTGCAAAATACGAAATGTTTTCATAAACTTCATCACTAATACGAATTGCATCTTCACTTCCGTAGTTTACACTAAACTCATAAAACATATCATGCCAACCCATTGTACCCAAACCGACAGGACGATGAGTCATATTGCTTTTTCGTGCTTCTTCGGTTGGATAGTAATTAAGATCAATAACATTATCTAACATACGCATTGCAAGTTTTGTGCTTGTTTCTAACTTACCATAATCAATAAATTTTTCTCCGTGCTTATCAACTCCCACATGACGTTTTAAATTGATACTTGCTAAATTACAAGTTGCAGTTTCTCCGTATTCTTTTACTGAACGAGTTCCATCATCATTGTGAATGGTTGGTTTTGTATGCAGAAGAATTTCGGTGCATAAATTACTGCTATGAACCGTTCCGACGTGCTGATTGCTATAACGAATGTTACTTGGGTCTTTGAATGTCACCCACGGATGACCGGTTTCAAAAATACTTTTAAGCATTTTTTTCCAAATGTCTTTTGCTTTTACTTCACGAAAAACAGTAAGTTCTCCGTCTTGACCCTTTTTAACATATTCCCAATAAATCTTTTCAAATTTTTCACCAAATGTTTCGTGAAGTTCAGGAACTTCGTTTGGACTAAACAAATACCAAGGACCATCCGATTCAACTTGCTTCATAAACAAGTCAGGAATCCAGTTTGCAGTATTCATATCGTGACAACGCATTCGTTCGTCACCTACAGATTTTCTTAATGCTAAAAAGTCTTCAATATCAGCGTGCCATGTT